TTTGTATTGACTAAAAAAAAATGAAGATAAATTTATAGATGGTGGAACTCCTGTTACTAAAAATGAGATCCTATCTTTTAAGTTTTTTTACAAATATGGTAAAAGGGAAAGAATAGAACCCCCTACTTTGGAAAAGTTTTTTATTGAAAAGGTGAAGTGATGGTTAGATATATTGGTGGAAAGTTTCGGATGGCAGAATGGATTTCTACATACATTCCCAATAACATCGAAACTTATGTAGAGGTTTTTGGGGGTGCGTATTGGGTTTATTTGAAAACTGATGTCTATAGAAATCCGAAGTTGAATAAGACTGTATACAACGACTACAATAGATATATGGTGAATCTGTTTGAATGTTGCAGAACACCAAAGGAATTCTATGATTATATGATTGACATAAAATCTCAAGTGAAGGAATTACATGATAGTTACAGAGAGGAAATATTTGAGACAAAGGATATCAATGATGTGAGACTTGGTGATTTTGAGTTTGGGATGAAATATGCCTATGTGATTACTCAAGGGTGGTCGGGTCATAATCCCGAAAAGCAAAATTTTATTGATTTGAGGGGCAAATATGAATCACTTTTTGAGTCATTTAGAAAACGGCTGCTAAAGCCAGAATATATTAAGAGGTTGGAATTAATTGATATATGTGAGAATTTGGATTATTCAGATGTTATAGACAAGTATGATAGTTCATCTACGTTTTTTTATTGTGATCCACCGTATTGGCAACGAGAGGATTTTTATTCGTTGCATGAGTTCGATAGGGATGATCATCAAAAATTATGTGAGCAGTTAAAGGGAATACAGGGGGATTTTGCATTATCTTATTACAATTTTGATTTACTTGGAAAATGGTTGCCAGAGGAAGAATATATCTGGGAACGAAAAAACTTTGTTGTTTCAGCAGGGGCAGCGGAGAATGTCAAACAGAGGAAAAGTGAAGAATTGTTGATTATGAATTACGATATTGGTGATTATAATCTAGGGAGATTTTTCGCTTGACAAATACCCAAAAATGTGGTATAATATAGTATAAAACATTGAGGTGAAGATATTATGCAAATTAGCAAATCGACAATTGATATTCTAAAGAACTTTTCGGGCATAAATGGTTCGATACTAGTCAAGCCAGGCAACCGTCTGGATACAATATCAATAACTAAAAATATTTTGGCATCTGCTGAGATTAGTGAAACTTTTGATACTGAATTTGGAATATATGATGTGGCTGAATTTCTGAATGTAGTTACATCAGAGGAATTTATTGGTGGGGATTTTACATGGGCAGAAAAATATGTCACCATGAGAAAAAATCGGGCAGTCTGCCGATACATTTATGCAGATTCTAGCACTGTAGTTTCACCAGAGAATGCGGTGAAGATGCCCGATGCCGAAATTAATTTTAAATTGACACAAGAAGATTTTAATGCAGTTAAGAACATGTCGTCTGCGTTGGGAAAAAATGATTTGGCACTTATTAGTGATGGTGTAACTACAAATCTGAGTGTATTGGATAGAAAAGATCCAACAACAAATAATTTTGAAATAGTTGTCGGTGATCGACATCCAGAAAAATTTTCTATGTATTTCAAGGTTGAAAATCTTAAAATTATGAATGGAGACTATGATGTTCAAATATCTTCTGGCGGTATCAGTTACTTAAAGCATACTGAGATTCCAGTTGAATATTGGATTGCACTTGAACCTGATTCTGTTTATGGAGAGAATGCTTAATGCGAGAAGAATTTCTGTGGGTTGAAAAATACAGACCCAAAACTATAGATGAATGTATTCTTCCGAAAGGTCTTAATAAAACCTTTCGGGAGTTTGTGGATAACAATGAAATTCCAAATTTGTTATTAAGTGGCACATCAGGAATTGGAAAAACTACAATTGCTAGAGCATTATGTGAGCAGTTGAATGCAGACTATATATTAGTAAATGGTTCTGAGGATAGGAACATAGATACCCTCAGATTTAAAATACGAGATTTTGCCAGTTCAGTTTCATTGTCTGGCGGACGAAAGGTGGTGATATTAGATGAAGCTGATTACATCAATCCGCAATCTACTCAACCAGCACTTAGGGGATTCATCGAAGAATTTAGTAAAAATTGTAGGTTTATCTTCACTTGCAATTTTGCCAATCGGATTATCAGCCCTTTACATTCAAGGTGTTCGGTCATCGAATTCAAAATCCCTAAAGCAGAGATTGCGAAACTCGCTGCGGATTTTATGAATAGGGCGCAAGAGATTTTGGAACTGGAAAGCATAAAATATGAACCAAAAGTTCTTGCAGAGTTGATAACTAAATATATACCAGACTGGCGAAGGGTTTTGAATGAACTTCAGAGGTATTCGACAAGTGGTGTAATTGATGTCGGTGTGTTGACTAATTATGCTGATGTGAATATAGATGAGTTAACTAATTTACTCAAAGGAAAGAAATTCAGAGAGATGCAAAAATGGGTTGTTGATAATTTTGATAATGACCCCAATCTCCTTTTTAGGAAGGTTTATGATAATCTGAGAAAAATGTTAGATTCAAATAGCATACCACAAGCAGTTTTGACTATTGCTGATTATAGTTATAAATCATCATTTGTGGTTGACCAAGAAATAAATATGGTTGCTTGTCTAACTGAAATTATGGCGCAGTGTGAGTTTGCATAATGGAAATTTTTGATTTTTTGAATGCAATTAATTACAAAAAGAATGATATAATTCGAGATGATCCACAAGCAGTAAAGGAGTATCAGCCTTATCGGATTAATAAATTCCTTTCACAGAATGTGGATTCTGTTTTGTATGTTAATGAAATGAATTTAAGACCACATTGTGATGTTGAGTTGCAATTTGATTATTTTATAAATAGTCTTAGGGAACGGAAACGCAAGGCCCAGAAGTGGCATGTATCCGAATCATTTAATGATATTGAAGTGGTGAAAGAGTATTATGGTTATAGCGATGCAAAAGCAAAAGTTGCTCTTTCTGTTCTAGTTGATGATGAGTTGGAATACATAAAAAAAAGACTAGACAAAGGTGGTTTTAGAAATGGTTGAGAAAATGATTGAGGTCGAATTGGAGCAACCAGATGACTTTTTAAAAGTAAAGGAAACATTGGGTAGGATAGGGGTTGCATCACGAAATGATAAGAAATTATATCAATCGTGTCATATTCTACACAAGCAGGGAAAATATTATATTGTTCATTTTAAAGAATTGTTTGCACTAGATGGAAAACCAACAAATTTTTCTGAGAATGATGAGGAACGTAGAAATACGATAACCAATTTGCTACAAGAGTGGGGATTGGTTAAAATAGTTAAGGGTGACACATCAGAAACAGCTCCATTAAATCAGATAAAAGTTCTTTCCTATGTAGAAAAGGACGAATGGGAATTGATTCCCAAATACAACATAGGAAAAAAATAGAGCAAGTTGGCATAGAAATTGCTCTTATAGTAGTAAGTAGTCGATTCACAGTGGATGGCTACATTTTAATCTTGCTTAATCAATAAGGAGAAATAAAACAATGACTAGCATATTTCAACAATTAGATAAATATGATCCCTATTTCATAGGATTTAATTCACTTTTTAATCGTTTGAATTCATTTGATACTAATCCTGTAGCTGGTGGAAATTATCCACCATATAATATCATCCATGATGGTGATAAATATACTATTGAACTTGCTATTGCAGGGTTTAGGTCGGATGAGATAGAAGTGGTTCACGAACCAGAACATAGTCGTTTGGTAGTGAAAGGGTCTAATAAACGTAATGATGTGGAGTATTTACATCAAGGAATTGCATCAAGAACTTTTAACAGGACTTGGACAGTATCCGACAGTATTGTAGTAAAAAGTGCAGATTTAAATGATGGTATACTTAAAATCCAACTGGAAAATGTTATTCCAGATGAGAAAAAACCAAGAATTATTGAAGTCGGACAAGAAAAACTTTCGGATAAATAATTTGTGTATAGTCACAGAGAAAGAGGGGATGGATACTTATATTCATCCCCTTTTGTATTGTAAAAGGATAATATGAATTTTTATACAAATGTACAGGTGCTTGGTAATAATATTGCAGTTCGTGCTATAGAAGATGGAAATAGAATTAAATATCGTGATGATTTCAATCCTTCCTTGTTTATTCCAGACAGGAATAACGAGAACGAATTCAAGACATTGGATGGTGTTTCTGTCGCACAAGTAAAGCCAGGATTGATAAAGGATTGTCGTGAATTTATTGATAAGTATAATGATGTGGAAAATTTTTCTGTATATGGATATGATGATTGGGTCAATCAGTATATAGGAAAATATTTTGATAGATGTGATTATGATGCATCTGAAGTCAGAGTATGCACTATCGATATTGAAGTGGCATCCGAAGATGGGTTTCCCACTGTAGAAGATGTTAAAGAAGAACTTATTGCCATAACAATGAAGGATAGCTTGACAGGAAAAATATGTGCTTTAGGTAGGCATCCTATTAATATTAATAGGGAAAGTGAAGGTATATATTATAGGTGTTGCCCGACTGAAGAAGAACTCATTGCGGTGTTTTTGGAAACTTGGAAAGTCGTAGATCCTGATATTGTAACTGGTTGGAATAGTAAATTATACGACATCCCATACCTTGTTCGCAGAATAGATAAAGTTATGGGAAATGGAGCATCTAAAAAAATGTCGCCGTGGAATGTTGTTCGTGAACGGAAAATCAATATATTCGGTAAGGAAGAATATGTATATACCATTTTGGGTGTTTCTCAGTTAGATTTTCTTGATCTCTATAAAAAGTTCACTTATGTCAATCAGGAGAGCTTTAAGCTTGATCATATTGCCTTTGTGGAATTAGGCGAACGCAAGATGTCATATAAAGAGCATGATAACATACATTCTTTTTATAAAAACGATTATAAGAAGTTTATAGAGTATAATATAAAGGATGTGGAATTAGTCGATAGGTTAGAGAAAAAACTGAAATTAGTAACACTGGCTATGGTGATGGCATATGATGCAGGGATAAATTATGAAGATGTGTTTTCTCAAACTAGATTTTGGGATGCCATGATATACAATCACCTGAGAAGGAAAAATATAGTTGTACCAAGACGGAAGAAGAATGTTGAAAAGTTAGAATTTGCTGGTGGACATGTAAAGGAGATTCCAGAGAAAGGTTTGGTTTCTGATTGGATTGTGTCGTTTGATTTGAACAGTCTATATCCACATTTGATTATGCAATATAATATTTCACCTGAGACATTGTGTTTGGATAAACCTAGATTTTTTGTTGAGGTGGATGAACTGGTGAAGGGTACTTTGACGTTGCCAGATACGGATGAAGTAAATATGGCTGGGAATGGGTATTTTTTCAGAACAGATATACAGGGTTTTTTGCCTGAGTTGATGCAAGAATTATATGATGATAGGGTGAAGTTTAAGGATTTGCAGTTGGATGCAAAAAGGTCTGGAGATGATGAAAATGTCGCAGAATATGAAACCAGACAAATGGCAAGAAAAATTTCATTGAACAGTGCCTATGGTGCATTAGGAAATGAATATTTTCGGTATTTTGATATAAGACAGGCAGAGGCCATAACCAAATCAGGTCAGTTAGCAATTAGGTGGATAGAGAGGGAATTGAATGAATATCTTAATCAAACTTTTCAAACTGAGGATGAAGATTTTGTTGTTGCAAGTGATACTGATAGTGTGTACATTACTTTATCTTTATTGGTCGAGAGATATTTCGGGACAATAACAGATAAGAATAAAATAGTTGATGCGATAGACAAATTTTGTCGGGATAAAGTTGAACCATTCATAGAACAGAGTTATCAAAGATTGGCAGATTATATGGGTGCGTATCAACAACGAATGGTGATGAAAAGAGAAGTTATTGCTGATAAAGGAATTTGGACTGCCAAAAAACGATATGTTTTGAATGTGTGGGACAGTGAGGGAGTTAGGTACGAAGAACCAGATATAAAGATAATGGGGATTGAGGCTGTTAGGAGCTCAACACCATCATCTTGTCGGCAGCGTATTAAGGATTCGATGAAAATTATAATGGATGGTAGTAATGATGAATTATTAGAATACATTGATGAATTCAGAGAGGAATTTTTACATTCGGAAGTGGCAGAAGTGGCTTTCCCACGCACTGTGAAAGGAATAGATAAATATTCACATAGTGTTTATGGATACATTAAAGGAACACCTATTCATGTTAAAGCAGTTATTGCTCATAATGAATTGGTCAAGCAACATGATTTAGAGAAAAAGTATCCATTGATAAAAAATGGAGAAAAAATAAAATTTACATATTTAAAAGTACCGAATCCGACTAGGGATAGGGTGATTGGTTTTATGAATGATCTACCACCTGAGTTTGGATTTGATAAGTACATAGATTATGATATGCAATTTGAGAAGGCATATCTTGAACCATTGAAATCAGTTCTCGGCGTAGTAAATTGGAACTATGAGAGGATTGCAAATTTAGAATCATTTTTCGTATGAGGTGAAAATAATGAGAGTACATCAATTAGCAAAAGAATATGATAAAAAATCATCTGATTTCCTTACAGAAATTCAAGGGTATGGGATTAATGTATTCAGCCATTTGAGTGGATTGAGTGATGATGAGGTTGCTACAATAAGGCAAAAAATAGAAACAAAAGAAGTTGCCATTAAATTGGAAACTGAAGTAACGAAAAGACAAGTTGGTGTTTCATCAGAAGAAGTCCAAGAAGCTTTAGCAACTAATGTAAAAGCAGCTGGTGAGGCGAGAGAAGAATATGCAAAAACTAGTAAGGCCATTTCTGAAGATCCAGAAAATTGGGCTACATTATCAGTTGACGATGGAGAATCCGATACTGATTTGAGTTTTGGTCAAAAGGCTTTCGCAAAAGCAGAAGAAACCACAAAAGAAGGTGCGACTGAAATACAAGAAGTAGAAGTAGAAAGATCATCAGGATTTTTTGGTTGGCTAAAGGGATTGTTTTCGTAAGGAGAGGTAAAGTAATATGAGCGAATTTCTTGACAAACTTGTTAAGGATTTAGGTGATGAACACACTACAATAGTTGCAGACAAGAAGTCGTCAGCAGAATTTAGTGGGACGATAGATACAGGTTCGTATGTATTAAATGCTGTGCTATCGGGTAGTTTGTTTGGTGGAGTTCCAAATAACAAGATAACCGTGTTTGCAGGGGAAACTGCAACAGGTAAAACGTTTTTTGTATTGGGTGTTATTGATCAATTTTTGAAGGACAATCCGAAAGGTGGTGTGATATATTTTGATACAGAAAGTGCTGTTACAGATGAGATGATGCAAGTTCGGGGAATTGATACTA